AATAAAGCAGATTTCGCTTGGAAAGTAATTACATATAAAGCCATTCTTCCTAGCGGGGCTCCTTTGTGGGATTCTTGGTTTCCCATTTCTAAATTAGAAGAAAAGAAAAAGTTTTACAGAGACTCAGGTACACCATCTAAATTCTATCAAGAGTATATGATGGAAGTACAATCAGAGGAAGACTCTGTATGGAGAAGACAACATATAAAATTTTGGGAAGGCTATTATGAAAGAGATGATGAAGAAAAAGTTAATTACTTGGTTATCGATGGAGAAAAAATACCTGTTAATACATTTATTGGGTGCGACCCTGCTACTGATATTGATACTAAAGAATCTGATTTTAGTGTAATAATGGTAATAGCTATCGATGTAAATAATAATCTCTATACTCTAGAATATGAAAGACATCGTTCTATACCTACCATTGGTGCTAAAGGGGCTGATGGGAAACTTTTAGAAAAGTCAGGAGTAGTAGATTATATCATTGAATTGTATAATAAATATCATTGTACTTCAGCAACAGTTGAGGATGTAGCTATGAATCGTTCTATATTTCAATCCTTAAATGACGAAAGAAGACGTATAAATCGCTTTGATATAGCAGTTATACCTGAAAAACCAGGTGGAACTCAAAAAAGAAACAGAATTTATAGTGGATTAAGTGGTAGATTCAGTATGGGAACAGTTCATATTAGAGAGAATATGTTTGATTTAAGCAACGAAATCCTTACTTTCGGGCCGAGAATGGCTCATGATGACACCATTGAAGGTCTTTATTATGCTAATTTGCACTCATTTCCACCTAATTACTCTCAAAATAAAGAGAAAAAATGGTATAAACCTAAACGTAAAGCAAAAAGTTGGATAGTAGCATGAATCAAAACAAACAAAGCTCATACAATCAAAAATTAGAAGATAAGAAAAGAAGAAGGAGACGGAGGAGAAGACAGGTTGGGTTATCTGGTCTAGAAACAGGTGGATATAACCCAGACGAACATCCTATCTCAAGAATGAATGATATAGCAAGAAAATATGAAAATATACCAGCTGATTTTGGAGCTGAAGGTTTTCATGGAGATATAGCTAATAAATATGGATTTGGAGCTAAAGAAATACGAGATGCTCAAAAACATTTAATAGATTTGGGATATAATGTTGGAAAAACTGGAGCAGATGCTAAATGGGGACCTGCTACGCATAAAGCTTATGAGGAATATTTAGGAGCTTATAAGTATGGTTATACTGATTCTCAGATTCGTAAACAGAATTCTTTTAATGAAGAAGTCCGAGCTTATATGAACAAGAGGACTGAAAAATATTCAAAATCAAAGAAAAAAACGGAGGATACTCTGATTGATAGTATGAAGAGTATAAAATATTAATGCCAAAATTTAGTAAAAAAAGTTTATCAAAATTGGGAACTTGTGATGAGAGACTCCAGAAAATATTTAAAGAAGTTGTTGAAGGATTCGACTGCACAGTCATTGAAGGTCATCGTGGAGAAGAAAAGCAAAATGAAGCGTTCAAAAAAGGGAATAGTAAACTTAAGTACCCGGATGGCAAACATAACTCTGTTCCTTCGATTGCGATTGACGTTATTCCTTATCCGATTGATTGGGAAGACAGAGAAAGAATGAGTTATTTTGCAGGATATGTAGTAGGAATAGCTAAGAGAATGGGGATTACTCTCCGTTGGGGCGGCGACTGGAATATGGATACTAAAGTAAAAGATAATAAATTTGACGACTTAGTGCATTTTGAAATTAGGGGTGATAGGAGGAAGTCTTAATGGCTAGAAAAAGCAATAAAGTAAAAGCAGGTGAAAATTATCAACTTTGGAATAAAGCTAATAATGCTCAGAGAGGTAAATGGCAATTTGTAGCTCAAAGAGGATATGATTTTTATTTAAATGAACAATTAACTACTGAGGAAAAGGATGGATTAAGAGAATCTGGAATGCCAGATTTTATTATTAATCGAATTACTCCAGTAGTAGAGATAATGAAATACTTTGTTACCGCTAATAACCCACGATGGAAAGCTGTTGGAACTGAGGGTTCTGACACAGATGTTGCTCAAGTACATGCTGAGATATCAGATTATTGTTGGTATCTATCGAATGGTAAATCTCTTTACTCTCAGATAGTTCTAGACGCTCTTACAAAAGGGGTTGGTTATTTTCATATAGATGTAGACGCAGACGCTGATAATGGAAGAGGAGAAGTTCTTTTTAAAAGAATAGAGCCTTTTGATGTATTTGTAGACCCTGTGTCTAGAGATTTTTTATTTAGAGATGCTGGATTTATTACTGTTAGAAAGGTCTTATCTAAAGCACAATTAAAATTATTATTACCCGATTACTCAGCTAAGATTGAAAAAGCGACAGGTTCAGTAAGCGTAAGTTCTTATTCTGAGGCTGATTTTAGAGATAGAGATAGTATTATTCAAGAAGATATTGGAGGTACTTATAAAACATCTGGTGAGGATGAAGATTTAATATCATTTTTTGAAACATATAAAAAGATTAAATCTCCTTATGTTACTTTAATGGTAAAAGCTATACCAACTGAGGAAGAGCAAAAAGAAGCTCGTGAATTATTAACAGTTAAAATGAAAGAGTTTGAGCAAGAAGTACAAGTTGGTCTTAAAGAGCAATTATTTGCTATTCAACAATCGTTAGCTAATGGTGAAATTATAGAAGAAAGGGCTCAATTAGAATCTCAAAAAGCTGAGAGAGAGGCTCAAAAGGCTATTGAAGAACAACGACAAAGAGTTCAATCTGAAATCCAAGAAAAATTAGAAAGAATAGAAAGAAAGGTAATATCAAAAGAAGAGTATACTATCATGGTTAAAAACCCTGGTATTGAAGAAAGGATTGTAAGTGCTACTCCATTCAACAAAACTCAAATTCAATTAACTTGTACATGCGGAGAAGATACATTCTTATATGAATATATTCTTCCTTTTGAACATTATCCAATTATACCAATTGCATATACATACACTGGGACTCCGTATCCAATGTCAGCAGTTGTTCCCTTGATTGGTAAACAGCAAGAAATTAATAAAGCTCATCAGATTATGATTCATAATGCGAATTTAGCTTCAAATCTAAGATGGTTATATGAAGAAGGTTCAATACCTGAGGATGAATGGGAACAATATTCTTCTTCAGCTGGTGCTCTTTTAAAATATCGACAAGGATTCGCAGCTCCAACTGCTATTCAACCAGCGGCTATTAATAACGCTTTCTACTCTATCACACAAGAAGGTAAACAAGATGTAGAATATATTAGTGGTATTTACTCTTCAATGATGGGTAATACACAAGCTCAACCTGAAACATATAGAGGTCTTTTAGCTAATGATGAATATGGTACAAGAAGAATTAGAGCTTGGATGAATAGTGTTGTTGAGCCTTGTTTAGAGCACGTTGGAAAGGTGTTTAAAGAAATATCTCAAAAAACTTATACAACTAATAAAATCTTTAGACTTGTTCAACCTGAGGCTGGTCAAACAGAGAACCTTGAAGAAAAACAAGTAGAGATTAATATACCAATTTACAATGATTATGGTGAAGCAATAGGAAGATGGATGGATTATGAAACTTCTCGCTTTGACGTAAGAATGGTAGCTGGTGCAACATTACCAGTAAATAGATGGGCATTATTAGAAGAATATTTTAGATGGTTCCAGGCTGGATTAATAGATGATATTGCGATGTTAGCAGAGACTGATATTAGAGGAAAGAAACAAGTCGCTAAGAGGAAGTCTGTATACTCACAATTATCATCACAAGTTCAGCAAATGCAAGATGCATTAAAAGATAAGGAGGGAACTATTGAAACCCTTGAGCGTCAGTTAGTACAAGCAGGTATTAAAATGAAGGTACAACAAGCTGAAGGGGAAGTAAGGAAAGATGTTTTGAATACCGAAGCTCAGCAAAAAACACTTAGAGCCGCTATGAATAGTGAGTTTCAAAACATGAAAAAAGATATGGCGAGAGCCGTAGAAGACGTAAAACAAACAGAAAAATAAACTTGTAATGCATACGTACAGATGTTTAAATTAATTCTGTTTAAAAAAAGGAGTTTTTAACATGGCAGACACAGAACA